GGTCCTTTGAATCAACACCAACACTCAAGGATTTAGATGACGAAGTATCTGCATTTGAGACAGTCTGGGGCAGAAGCCCAACGCTTATTGTCGTAGACAACTTGATGGATATTGCAATGGATGGACACGAAGAATTCCAGGGTATGCGGGCAGCAATGAAAGAGTTGAAGTATCTTGCCAGAGATACCAACTCAGCAGTACTAGTCCTGCACCATACCAAAGAAGGATTCGAGGGTTATCCCTGCCAGCCACGCTCAGCCATTCAGGGTCTGGTCAACCAGATTCCAGCAATGATTCTGACCATCGGGCAGATGAAGCAAGGTGATGACACCTATCTTTGTGTAGCCCCAGTCAAGAACAGATATGGGCGAGCAGACCAGACTGGCAACAACTATGTCAGCTTGGCATTCAATCCAGAGACTATGTATCTAGATGATGTGCAAGTAAAGTATATGCAGGAGGCTATGTATGGAGACTAAAGTGTGGGATAATTCTTATACCAAAGATGATGTAGAAGCATTACTTGGACGCCCGTTGTCCGAGGGCGAGTGGAATATTATTGCAGATGAGCTTTATAACAATGAAGAATTATATGACCTCATCACCGGTAAGGTTATTGAAATAGCCAAGGCAGCAATTGAGTAGTAAATCAAAACGCAAAGGCAGCCAGGCAGAACGAGACGTTGTTGCCTGGCTGAAAGCGAATGGTTACAAGTATGCAGACCGCAGACTTGCTGGTGCCAGCCTTGATAAGGGCGACATCAGTGGTGTCCCAGGTGTAACCATTGAAATAAAGAACCACGCAAAGATGGACCTTGCAGGTTGGGTAGCAGAGTTAGAAGTAGAGATGAAGAATGATGGTGCTTGGACTGGTACAGTCTTGCACAAGCGCAAAGGTAAAGGAGACGTGGGGGAGTGGTATGCAACTATGCCAGCTAAAGTCTGGCTAGAACTCCTTCGGAAAGCAGATGGAAAAGCATAGTATTGCTGCATACCTAGAGTATGTAGGCGCCAGACTACCTGCGGTAGGTAGTGGGTGGCGTAAGATAAAGTGTCCATTCCACCCAGATAAACACGCCTCAGCCGGTGTGAACTTTGACGAAGAAAGATTCAAGTGCCACGGATGTGGAGTCGGTGGTGATGTTTACGATTTGATTATGTATAAAGAAGGAGGCAACTATCGTGAGGCTGTCAAATTCGCAGAGACAATTTCTCCTACAGGCAACGCAGGAGTACAGCCAGCACATACATCAGGCAGCAGACTATCTCGCAACAAGGGGTCTATCGGTAGACGAAGCCAGGAAGTTTCATTTAGGAGTAGTGGACAATCCATTACCAGGTCACGAAAGCTACAAGGGTAAGCTAGTTATCCCATATCTCAGCCCATCAGGGGTGGTTGACCTGCGGTTTCGTTCCATCCACGGTGAGGACCCTAAGTACATCGGACTGCCAGGGGCTAAGACTACGATGTTCAACGCACAGGCAGTACTAACAGCCGACAAATATATCTGCGTCACCGAAGGTGAGATAGATGCCATTACAGTATCAGTCAAGACGGTACATCCAGCCGTAGGTATTCCAGGTGCTAACAACTGGAAGCCCTTTTACAGCAAGATACTTGACGACTTTGAGACAGTCATTGTGCTAGCAGACGGAGACAATCCAGGGCTAGAGTTTGGCAAAAAGATTAGTAGAGAGCTAGGCAACGTCAACATTGTTCAGATGCCAGATGGTCACGATGTGAATAGCATTGTTATCCAAGAGGGCATACAGTTTCTAGAGGAAAAGATTAGGAAGTGTATTAGTGAATGACATCTATGCAATATGGGATTACGTAAGAGATAACTCCAAAATTATGGGCATCCCCGTATCAGAACACAAGGGTCTTGATTTACTCTCAGCATTGAGAGACGTATATAAGACCATTGATGTTGACCCCAAAGCAGCACAGACCCTGCTTACTTTGTTAGCCAATGTATTAGTAGCAACATCCCAGGGCAATGGCGATGCTATTGTTGAGGAAGTAATAGTTCAAGAATCTATGCAACAACTCGATGACCAATTGAAAGGACTTCTTGATGAAGGACAGTAAGCATCTTGATGGGATTCTTCAAGACCTACACAATGTAATGATTCGTAAGCACGAAGACTATGGTCCATACAATATAGCCCACGCCCCAGGCGGTGCTATGAATGGGCTATTGGTTCGGATGCACGACAAAATGGAGCGGTTGCAGAACCTTTTCTACAACGGCAAGAGCGACACGCCGAACTATGAATCAATGGAAGATACCCTAATGGACCTAGCAAACTATGCCATAATAGGACTTATGGTACAAAGAGGTCAATGGGAAGGAACCGATGGAGCCGCCATATCTAAATCAGTATGACACTTTAGTGTCATCTCTCTCTATTGAATACCATCGCAGGTATCCAATGGTTGAGGCATTAGATATTCAACAAGTGCTTTGGCTTTGGTTCATTACCCATCCCGTCAAGTATGCCGAGTGGTGCAACCTCGAGCAGAAAGATAAAGACAAACTCATAGCCAAGTCTTTGCGTAATGCAGCCATCAAGTTCTGCGAAAAAGAAAAAGCTAGGTCATCCGGCTACGAAATTATTGACTTGTATTACTACGACTCATCAGTCATTGAAGCATTCTTGCCCAGCATCATTGCCGAGTCATATGAAATACCAGCCAAAATCAAAGACCTCAACTTCAAGTTCAGCAAGTCAGAGTCATCAACAGACAATAACAACTGGCTAGTACTCAGGTCAGATATAGCCAACGCTTTCTACAAACTAACAGAGGCTAAACAAAATGTCCTTCGGGTCAGGTTTAGCACAGACAATAGCGAGTGGAGCACAGTAGCCAAGGACCTCAGCACCACAGTTGATGGAGCCAGAATGAAAGTCCAGCGAGCAATAGCTTCAATCATTAGAAACTTGGGCGGATGGAAACCACAGCACGATGAAGATACTCTCACAGAAGAAGATGGTGATGAGCGAGGAGAGTAAAGACATACGCGACTTGCTACACGACATTGACTACAGCAAGGCAATGGACCTACGGGGTCAACCTATTGGAGATATGTGTGTATGTGGTTGTGAAGTCTTTGTAATGCTTGGCGGATTTGTCGATGGCGAGATTGCGTTTTATTTTCTAGATGCAGAATGTGCTAGTTGTGGCAGTATGGTTACACTTCCCACACCAAAGACAGAAGGGGATATAGATGTTTACTAATCCAGCAAACTGCGCAGGAACAGAAACAGAGGATTGGTTTACAGACAAAAAGGTTTACGATAACCAGGTACTTCAGAGAAAGAGAGGCGCGATATGCGCAAGGCTCTAAACATTATCCCCAAACCTATCCTTATATCCGAATGGGAGATGGCAAAACATTATGCCTAGTAAATCCAGCTTTGACCTAGACTTTTCTTACGGCAGAAAAGGCGAACAGCTAGTAGAAGAACTCCTCACTGACGGTAAGAAAGTAGAAGTCAAGCGGGATAGGAAGTGGCATCTCACCGGCAATGTCTACATAGAGACAGAGTGTTTCTTTACCAAAGATAATCAATGGGCAGCATCGGGATTAGCCGTCACCGAAGCAGAGTATTGGGCGTTTGTTCTCAAGCGAACAGTACTTATGCTGCCCACCGATGTAGTATGGTATGCAGTCAAGACCTTCGGCAGGGACATCACCTGCGAGATACCACCCAACATATCCAAAGGTTACTTGGTGAGGGTGACAGACCTACTTGAGGCAACCAAACAGGTTTCTACCCAGCAAGGGGAAGGCTAGGTAGAAAGCAAAAAGACCCCCCTTCCTGATGTAATCACACCAGGTCGGGGGGTTTCTCGCCCATAAAGGGGGTTAGCGGGCGTCTAAGGGGGTGTTTTCAGCCCTACTTCTTCCTACCAAATTCCTTGGCAGATGGGTCTAGCCACTTGAGGACGGGTCCAAGGAACCCAGCCAAAGCTGCGGTACCAAGAACTGCGAGGTCTGTCTCACCAGCCAGGTAGAGTGCGATAGCAGCAGAAGCTGCAGCACGGAACCAGGTCA